CATCAAGCGCAAGCACACCGCGAAAGCCATGCGGGACATGATGGGACTCCTGACGGACCTCATCGAGCCCTTGCAAAGCCAACGCGAGCAGCAGCACCGCACCTTCGAGCGCTACAAGTACACGGCGCTCTCCGATGCGATGGCCGACCACGTCATCATGCAGCTCTACCGCGACGACGTAATCAACGTCCAGCGGATCCCCGACGTGCTCAAGGCCTACGAAGAGCCTCCGCACGACTGGGGCGACCGCACGGCCTGGAGACTCTTCAACGCCACGACGTTCGCGCTCAATGGCACCGTCGCAGCCAATCCTAAGGCTACGGCCACGCTCCATCGGGTGATCGACTCGACGTGTTCGGTGGTGTTATGACCGATGGCGAGACTATCGCAAGGACGCAAGCGGGCTACGAGGATCATATCCTCGCTGAAGCCACCCGTATCCTCGAAAGCCGTCTGCGGCAAGATCCGATCGCTCTCAACTCACCGAGAGCGGTTCAGGACTTTCTCAAGATCAAGCTAGGGGACATGCCATTCGAGGTGTTCTGCATCCTGCACCTCGACGCACAGCATCGGCTTATTGAGTGCGAGCAGCTATTCCGGGGAACGCTCACCCAAACGAGCGTCTACCCGCGTGAAGTGGTCAAGCAATGCCTGAAGCACAACGCAGCGGCCGTAATCCTTAGCCACAATCATCCAAGTGGCATTTGTGAACCAAGCCGAGCCGACGAGCTTCTGACACAGACCCTAAAGGCCGCGCTCGACCTCGTGGACATCAAGGTTCTCGATCACATCGTCTGTGCCGGTAACGTCACGTGGAGCTTCGCAGAACGCGGACGCCTTTAATCCCCAGCCCTCTTAATCGGGGGCTGCTTTTTTTAGCGCTGAAGCTCGAAGACAGGTGTGTGGTGCGGATGAAACTTCTTGGTATTCGGATCGAAACGTCTTGCGAATCGGGTCAGATGAACATTCTCGACCTCATCGGCATACTCGACCTGTCCGACTACCCAAAGGTTGTAGCCCTGACTTTCGAAATTTTCGGGCAACTCTGATATTGGTGCGCCACCGGGGTCCCGGTTTACCTCTAATAAGGTGGCTGTTTCTCCTGGCCGTAGTAGGAACCCGTGGTCGACGAACGGGTGGAGCTGCCTTTCGAGTGGAAGTTTCTCCACGGTTTGAGTGCGGTGCAAAACATCAATGTATCCGCTGGCTCGCTGAATGACGGCGGTAGATCTCCCGTCATTGTTCAGGGATAGCGTGGCTCGGACTCCCCCCTCCCGTAACAGTGTCACATCAATTACCGAGATCACGGGAAGATTGGCAGCTACGAACATCTGTTGACTCACTTGAGCGGTCTTAATGGCTGCATCCGCCGCCTCCTTGCCAATCGCAAGTGACGCTCGCATTTGTTCCGATTGACGCTCGCTAGTCTTACTCGTCTCAGTCCAGAGTCGGAATGTGTACCAAGCCAATATTCCAGTTCCGATTACGAGCAGGACTGTAACAAAGACAAGCGCCCACTCTGACGACCAGTCGGACGGCGGCCACCAGCGGTGAATCTCCGCATTCATTGTCCCCACGCTCCTCTAGCGTTAATCCGGCCGCATTGTATGCTGAAGATACGGCGATGCTGACACCAGAACGACAACTCAGAGCGACGCGTGAATGGAAGGCAAGGAACCGGGAGCGGGTCCTTGCGGCGAAGAGGTGGTACCGGCGCCACGGCGCGAAGCCGGATTATTTGAAACGAAAATCAACGAATCACTGTAAATCCTGCGAGTGCGTAATTGCTCAACGAGTCTATTGCGACTGGTGCATCGAGACTTACAGCTTAAGCGCAAATTCACTATGTACACCCACACTAATCCACGAACAGTCGGCAAGACCCTCGGGTTCTTTTTCATAGTCGTGCCAGTAGCACTCATCGGCCTTGCTTGGCTGATCCTTTAGTAACCTATGGCTGGTAAGAGCAAAGACGAGAACACAGAAAAGAAGCCTGTCGATGCAGCGCTAGCCAAGCGTCTAGCTAACCTCATCCCTTATAAGAAGGGCCAGAGCGGTAATCCCAAGGGACGCCGCAAGGGACAGCGCGACTACCGCACCCTGTTCTGGATTGCGCTCGATCACATTGCAAACACCCAAGGCATCACCGGCGAGCAGGTTGAGGAAGCACTGCATGCGGCCGGCATCGTGAAGGCCATCAAGGGTGATTTCTACTTCTACCAAGAGATAGCAAACCGCGTGTACGGAAAGCCTATGGATCGCATGGACGTAACGAGCGGCGGCAAAACGCTTGCCGATCTCTTCTCACAACTCGATGGAAAGCGAGGAAGCAGAAAAGCTAAGAAGTAGGTTCAGAGATGATCCCGCGTTCTTCCACCGTGAGGTGCTCGGCTACGAGCCGTGGGCGAAGCAGCTTGAGATAAGCCTCAGCATCCGTGACCACCGCAACACGGCGGTGCGTTCCAACAATGGCTCTGGCAAGACCTTCCACGCTGCACGGGAGGGCCTTCGGTTCCTCTATGCGTACGGACCCGACGCCCTCGTCATCAATACCGCTCCGACGTGGACGCAAATAGAAAACCAGTATTGGCGCTACTTTCGCGACGCATACCAACGTGCGGCAGTCCCCCTCGGCGGCAAGCTTCTCAAGACCAAGCTCGAACTGGGTGAGACGTGGTTCGCGATCGGTCTTGCGAACGACGAAAACAATATGGAGGCGTTCCAAGGCTGGCACGCGAAGAAGATCCTAGTCATTTTCGACGAGGCGTCCGGAATTTCGCCCAAGATTGACCAAGCCGCACTTGGTGCTATGGCCGGCGGTGAGATCGTCCGCTTCCTCAAGCTCGGGAACCCGACGCAGAACAGCGGTTCCTTTTTTGATTCATTCAAAGATCCGACCTTCAACAAGATCCATATCAGCGCGTTCGACACACCCAATGTGCAGGCGAAGAAGCAAATTATCCCGGGTCTCGTCACTTGGGAGTGGGTGGAGGAAGTACGCAAGAAATATGGTGAGGATAGCGACGTATACCGGGTCCGCGTGCTAGGCAACTTCCCGCTCCACGCCTCAGACACACTCATCAGCATCGACGCGATTGAAGCGGCCTTCGGTGCCGATCGAGAGCTGCACAACCAAGACGACGAGCGCATAGGCGTGGACCCTGCTCGCTTCGGTGACGATGACAGCGCTTTTGTGCATCGCAAGGGCAACAAGGCGAAGGTGCTAGAGGTGCTTAATGGCAATGACACCATGCAGCTATCCGGGAAGTGCGTCGTTTACCTCCGACAGCACCCGAATGCGACGATGTGGATAGACGTCATCGGCATCGGCGCCGGCATCTTTGACCGCCTTCGAGAGCAGCCGAGCATTGCGAGTCGCGTGTTTGGGGTCAACTCCGCAGGCTCACCGCGCGATGAAGAGGAGTACCTCAACATTCGCGCAGAGAGCTGGGGCAACGTCCGGGACTGGCTACGCGATGCCATTCTGGATAAGCACGAAGGCTTCTACGAGCTGGCGCAGCCCAAGTACAAGATTACGTCCTCGGGCAAATTACAGCTTGAGGGAAAGGAGGATATGAAGAAACGCGGTGTCGCTTCCCCGAACGTCGGCGATGCACTCGCGCTCACCCTCAGCAAACCAACAGAAGGCAGCAACCTGGGCATCGTCTATCTCTAAGCCGGCGTGGATTTAGCGTTTGTATACTGAAGCGACATGGAATTGCCCTCCTTCATCACGCGCTTGTTCGCTACGAAGGCGGCAACCGCAGACCGCTATCCCGGGACATGGGAGTCCGTAGGCGGCGGTACAGCCGATGGGGTCAACACAAACAACCTGCTTGAAGCGAACAAAGAGTGGGTCTTTGTCGCTGTTGATCGCATCGCATCATCAGTCGCCGGCATTCGCTTCAAGGCGATGCGTTACATGAAAAACGGCGATGACCAAGAAATTTTCACCGGCCCGCTCGTCGATTTCTTGGAGAAGCCAGGTCCCGACATCACTGGCAAGGATTTTATCTACCTCAACACCGCGTACAAGGAACTGACGGGTAACGCGTTCTGGGAGAGGCAGAGTGGCAAGCGGATTGCTCCCCTAGTGCCGACTCGTGTGAGCCCTATCGTTGAGGGCGGACGCCTGACAGGCTTCAAATACAACGACGGCCCCACTCAGAGAACCATCACCGTCGACAAGGTACTGCACGACCGATACCCGGACCTCTCAAGGCCGTATTGGGGCGCTGGCAAGCTGCAAAAGATTGCCAAGTGGGTTGATACCAGTTCTTACGCTACGGAGTTCCTGAGCCGATTCTTCGTCAATGGCGCCACGTTTGGCGGCTTCATCACGACCGAGGAAGAGACCGAGCAGCGGATCAAGCTCATCAAAATGGGGTTGATGAACGATCACACGGGAGTAGCCAACGCCCACAAGATCGGCGTGCTCCCGAAAGGCAGCGATTTCAAGCAGACCACCGCCAAGATGTCCGACATGGAGATGGGCGCTACCGACGACCGCTATCGAGACAAGATCCTCTCCGGCTTTGGCGTTCCGAAGACCCTTGTCGGCCTCACCACCGAGGTCAATCGCGCGTCCGCCGAAGCTGCCGAGTACGTCTACGCGAAGTACACCCTCAAGCCAATCGTCGATGACTTCGTTGAGTTCATGAACACGGCCGTTGCGCCGATGCTCGACGGCTCCGGCTCATATTACTACTGGTACGACGAATTTATCCCAGACAACCAGGAGACGAAGCTCAAAGAGCGAGAGATTGCGCTCGGGAAGCAACCGTACATGACCATCAACGAAGTTCGCGCATCCGTTGGACTGCCACCAGTCAAGGATGGAGACGTTGTCTACGCCAACCCAATGATGCAGCCGCTTGGATCTCCTGCGCCCACAGCGGAACCAGACAGCGGAGGGGATGACGATAAGGATGATGACGACAAAGAGCCGAAGAAGGCACTTCCCGCTCGTGCCCGTGCTGCTTTCATCAAGGAACGTCTTGTGGACAACATCCTCGAGAAGGCCGAGCAGTTCACTGTTGCCCATGACGATCCAGACGCGAGTACACATAAAACGTTCGTCGGCCGGGTAGACGAGCACCAGAAGCTCATCGCTAACAAGGTGCGCGATTTCAATAACAAACAGCAGCGCGATGTAACCCAGGGCCTCAAGCTCATCACGAAGGGCATATCCAAGGGCGATCTATTCGACATGGACGGCCAAGTCGAGCTAATGATCGACTTTATCAGCCCGATTCTTCAAGGACTCATGATCGAACAGGCTATCGCGGAATACCTTGCACAGGAGTTCCCGGGCCAGTTTGATCAGCACAACCTGCACATCAAGAAGGTCATCATGCTCGCGGCGAAGCGAGTGGCGCGGTCGTACAACGACACGACAGCCAAGCTTCTTGAGAAAGCCCTAAACGAGGGCATTAGTGCCGGGGAGGATCTTACGCAGCTCTCGGCCCGCGTGCAGGAGGTCTACGCCTTCTCAGACGCGGTACGCGCCGAGGCAGTGGCACACACCGAAGCCTTTTACATAGCCAACGAAGGTAGCCGAGAGGCATACCGACAGAGCAAGGTGGTGTCATCGCTCCGCTGGTACACGGCAGAAGACGAGATGGTCTGCGAATTCTGCGGTCCACAAAACGGGAAGATCGTCGATATCAAGGAGGACTTCTTCCCAAAGGGGTACGAGCTAGTGGGCCGGGACGGCGGAAAGCTACCTCTTGATTACCGCGCGATAGATGTTCCACCGCTTCACACCAATTGCAGATGCTTTGTGCGACCGGAGGGAATTGACATCAACTAGGCGTGGAATAGCGGCACTTACAATAAAAATTACATGAAAGACGACGCAATAAAGAAGATCGGAGAGGACCTTGCCGCAGTCATCAATGAGAGATTCGCCTCCGCTGAGGTAAAGCAGCTCGTCGAAGAGACCAAGGCCGCTGACGACACCAGCACCGGCACCTTCGAAGTCGTTATCACCACCGAGAACCTAGATCGCTACCAGGAAGTCATCAAGCTCGACGGGTGGCAGCTCGAACACTACCTGAACAATCCTGTTGTTCTATGGGGTCATGACCACAACAAAATCATCGGCGTTTGCACCGGACTAGAGTCGCGCGATGGAAAGCTCATTGCGAAGGGCAAGTTTGCGCCTACCGCAGAAGGCCAGGAGAAGCGAAAGCTCTACGACGCCGGGTTCCTACGGGCTACGTCGGTAGGCTTCATCGAAAAGGAGCGTGAGGGCAACCTCATCACCAAGGCCGAGCTGATCGAATTCTCGTTCGTATCAGTACCGGCCAACCCTTACGCGCTCTCGCTCGCAATGGAGAAGGGCTTTTCAGTCAACGAGCTGGTCACCAAGGGGATCATGTTCGTCCAGAAGGAAGCCGAACCGGCCGCGGAAACCGTAACCGATACGGAGACTACGGCAAATGACGAAACTGTCGTAGAGACTGTTGTAGAGCCGGTCATAGAGGAAAAGTCTTTTAATACAAAGCAGATCGCACCAGTCATCGACAGTTTGAAGGCTGCAATCGTCGCCTTAGAGGCCCTAGGAGTTAAATCTGAGGAGCTGGAGGGTGATGAACCGCAAGATCAGAAACCAGATGAGCAGGAGAGGGCATATGCCGAATTCTCCGCTAAGCGAAAGCTCATTCAGGACGCTGCAACGGTTCTAGGCGATGTATTAGCCGAGGCACGCCAAGCACTACAGAAGGTCGCGTAAGCCCCTTCTCACTCAGCATTTAATTTTCAGGAGAATATGGATGAAGCTCTTAAGAAGGAGTTGTTTACTGCCGTAGATCAGAGCGTCAAGAAGAATCTTGAAGAGATCGTAGGCACAGAAGTCGCCGACCGTGTTGAGAATGCCATCAAGGCAGCACGTCTCGACAGGTTGGTTAATGGTGTGGGGCTGGACAACGAGTCCAAGCTCGCGTTCGCAAAGGATATGGGCTTTATCGCGCGGGGTGAGAAGGCCGCATACCTCGCAACGAGCGATCAGACAGGCGGGTATCTCATCCCTGTCGAAGTGCACGCAGAAATCATGCGCATCGCAGCTACCACGGGCATCGTTGCTCGTGACGCTCGACGTTTCCCAATGGGCACAGACGACCTTGAGATTCCTCGCTACACGGGCGCGGTCATGCAAGGCGAGTATCTCGGCGAGGATGCCGAAGGCAGCGAAACTCAGAACGACATCGGAGTAGCTCGTCTCATTGCTAAGCAGTGGATGACGATCTTCCGTGTAAGCAACAAGCTCTTGCAGGACGCAAATGTCAGCGTTGCTGATTGGCTTATGGCGATGGCCGCAGAGGGTCTCGCATACCGCCTCGACCGTGAAGGTTTTGTGGGTGGTACGTATGCAGGTTCTCCGTTCGTTGGTCTCCTCGCTTCTGGCGACGTAACCACACACACGATGGCGACAGGCGCGACCGGCTTCAACAGTGTTTCACTTCCTGAAGCTTCCGATGCAATCGGCGCTCTGGACACGTCTGTGCTCAGTGACGCAGCGTTCTACATGCACCGTACTGTATGGGCAAAGCTCCGCGCTCGCTCAACCAGCGGCGTGTTCGAATACGGGCAGTCGAATCTCGCTAGCCAGCGCAAGCAAGAGGGCATTCAGCCTTCTGGCGAGATCCTTGGATACCCAGTCTTCACGACTGACGTGCTTCCAGCATTCTCGGCCTCAGCAGTTAGCACAAAGTTCGCAGTGTTCGGCAACCTCAAGGCAGCTCTCGCAATCGGCGACCGCGGTCCTATGGAGGTTGCGAAGTCCCAGGATGCAACGGTGGGCGGCAAGTCGCTCTTCCGTGCAAATCAGACCGCGTTCCGCTTTACGCACCGCCATGCAGTGTCTTTGGCACTTCCAGCGGCAGCAATCGCTATCAAGACCTCAGCGTCCTAGTCTTTAGCCTCCTATGAGCAGCTATTTGACTAACGTTGCGCTCGCCATCAAGGGCGATCGTGTCGAGAAAGGCACGGAGATCGAACTAACAGACGAAGAGGCAGCGATATTCGATCCGGCGGACATTACGCCCATGAATGCCATCCCGGCGCCTCAGGTGGACCAAGTTGTCGACCTTGCGCTGATCCCGCTCGACGAACTCTCGTATGAGCAACTGAAGAGCCGCGCCAAGGATTTGGAGCTTTCCGCCAGTGGTTCGAAGGCTGATCTTCAAGAACGCATCAGGCTTCATATCGAAGCTCAAGCGCCGACGCCTCAGACAGTAGACCACGTGGTCACTGAGGAGGACCTTGAAAAGAACGCAGATCTTGTTGCGGAAGGCGTGCAGGTAGGCGACGTCATTCAAGTGCCCGCAGCAGACGCCATTACTAACAACTAATTCAATCCTATGCGAAAGATTTTCGACAACATTAAGGTTCTCGCCTCGCTCGTCCCTGCGACGCGCACCGCTGATGCCAACGGCACCGGTGTGGATACCCAGGGATACAGCGACGCGATGATGATCGTCCCAGTCGGGGATATCGACCTTGCAGACGTCAACGAGACGTACGTTATCAACTTGGAAGAGAGCGATGCCTCCGGATCAGGCTATGTAGCCGTCAGCGGCTTCAGCGTCACGATCACGGCGGATAACGCAGTTGGTGTGCTCCGCATCCCTGAATTGAACGTAACGCGCAAGCGCTATCTCCGTGCAGTGCTCGACGTGGGCGGCACCACGCCATCCATCCCGGCCGCAGCAGTATTCCTCCTTGGTGAGGCATACACCGGCCCAGTAAACAGCGACTAGTCGTTGTCCCCCAGGGCCCCCGAGCAGTCGGGGGCCCTATGGGGAAAATGACCTAGACCTTATGTACGGAGACGCCCTCACAACAACTACACGGATCAAAGACCGACTCGGTATCACGGTCTCCGGTTTCGACAATGTCCTTGAGCGGCTGATCCTCGCCGTAACGGCTCGCATCGAGCAGATGACCGGCCGGCGCTTCATCCAAGCGACCTACACAAATGAGCTACACGACGGCTCTGACATATACGGGACAAGCCGAATGTTTCTCATTCTCAAGAACGGACCTGTTCAAGCGGTTTCGAGCATCCAATACCAAGCCGGCAGTAACAGCAGCCCCAATTGGGACGACTTTGATGAAGATGCCTATTTCACCGACATGGAGAGCGGGGTAGTCCGCTTCCCCGGCGGCATGCCGAGCGGCACTCAAAATATCCGCGTTACCTACACCGGCGGCTTTTCCGGGTATTCGATAGGCGTGAACAACTTCTGGTTCTTCAACGTGACACCGACAGGGGCTGTAAACGGCTCAAATCTAACTTTCACGCTGCCTGAGGAAGCCGACGAGATCATCGTCTATCCCGACGGCATCCGAGAAGCAGCAGCGAACATAACCTTTGTGGCTGGCACAGATACGTTCACTCTCGCAGCAGGGCGTGCTCCTTCCACAACGATCAGTGTGGACTACCTCAGGACTAACGCGGCCGACGACAGCGGGGCATACCTGCCCGCGGACGTTGTAGAGGTGTGCGAGGTAGCCGTAAGCCGAATCTTTAAGCGCCGGGACAGCGAAGGACGAGCAGAAGAGTCGTTCCAGGAAAGCTCAGTGACGTGGAATAGAAACGCGTTTTCTGATGAAGATCTGGCGACGATTAGGAATTACCGGCGCGGCTACTACCTATGATCCAGATCCAGGTCAACATCAAGGGACTAGCAAATCTGCGGGAAAACTTTCAAAGGGCACCCGCCACAACGCTCAAGTACCTCGGGCTTGCCACCCAGGCATCCATCGCTGAGGTAGAGAAACAGGCTATAGATCCGAACTTCCGGTTCAAGACCCCTAGATCACGGCGCACGGGCTACCTGGCGCTATCATTTCAATATGGCAGGCGGTTCTCGCTCGGAGGTCTACGCGGTGCCATTGGTCCCACGGCGCACTACGCGCCGCACGTTTATTGGGGTACGCGCGGGTCTAAGGGCAATCCGTTCATGGATCGCATCGCTAAGGCCGCGACGCCAGGAGTAGAAAAGCACTTTCAGAAGGCCGTTGACCTCATCGTGCGTGACCTAGCAAAGATATGAGCGCCATCTCGATCAAGCAGGCCATCAAAACGAACCTAGATGCACTGGTGACTTCCAACGTGCTCGGTGCAGCGACGACTACGGACCTCAAGAAGGACCCCCTCTCTGGCGATATTGCAGGCTTCCCGCACGCTTTTCTCATGCCACCATCAATCGAGAGCGAGACCAGCGACAACCGAACGCTCATCAGGACCTACGTGTACGACATCATGATCCTCTGGGACGCAGTAAACATTGCAGATGCAACGACCATAGAGGCTGATATCGAAGCCGTTTTGAGCAAATTCGACAATGATCCGACCCTCCAAGGTACCGCCTTGGGCGGCGTATTGCCCGTGTCTCTCGCCCCTCAACCGTTTCAGCACAATGCTCGGCAGATCATCATGGCCGTAGTGCAAATCAAGGCGAAGGCGTTCGTCAATTTGACCTTCGCGTAGCGTGGAATGCGGGGTGGTAATGTGGATTTATGAGTAAAAGCGACGAACGCAGACGGCAGGTAATGGGAAACGATCGGTCCATGGATACCGACCGTGAGGATCGTTCCGAAATGTTTTTCTTCCCTAAGCGCAACCCGCCCGTTTCTGTGCGTGCAGCGTCGAGGGAAGAGGCAGAGCGCCTTTTAGAAGCCAATAACACCAAGGAGGTATGACGAAATTCATCGGCCGACTCGCCGACATAGGAATCGCAAAGGAAGCAGTACGAGGGACGGCTGAGAGCGCAGCGGCTTTTTGGCTTCCCAAGCTCTCGCTCTCGGTAGACGACGGGGTCGAGCAGGCCATTGATGAGAGTTCGATGGGTGTCATCGAGGACAGCCCCAGCGCATCGATCGTAGCCAAGTACGCTGAGGGCGACGTAGAAGGCAACATCTACGACAAGTCGTTTGGCCTCCTTCTCCTAGCAGCTCTCGGGCAGGTGAGCACCACCGGCCCTTCGCAGTCCAGTGTTTATACACATGCCTTCTCAGTTCTACAGAGCGCACAGCACCCTTCGCTGACTCTTTTCGTAGACGACCCCAATCAGGATTACAAGTACGCGCTCGGGGTCCTTAGTTCGCTCGACATCGAGGTGATGCTCGGGGCGTTTGCCAAATACAAGGCAGCTTTCCGTTCGAAGGTCGGCGCCACGGCAACGCTCACCCCTTCCTATACCTCTGAGAACACGTTTCTTCCCCAGCACGGCTCGTTCAAGATCGCTTCAAACCTTGCGGGCCTTGGCGCGGCGAGCGCGACAAACATCCGGTCAGTAAAGCTATCCATTGCTAAAAACGCGGAGGACGACCGCAAGATCGGGTCACTCGATCCATCGGACATCCTCAATAAGCAGTTTGCCGTCGAAGGCACCGTGGAACTCGTCTTCAACGACGAGACCTTCAAGACAGAAATGCTTGCTGACACTGCCAAAGCAATGCGTATAGCGCTCATCAACACGGACGTCACGATCGGATCTTCACTGAATCCGTCGCTTACCATCGATCTCGCGAAGGTGAAATTCTCGAATTTTGAGCGCAACTATTCGAACGGCGACATTGTTACCGCGAGTGTCGACTTCAAGGGCTTCTACAGCGTAAGTGATACCGCTCTTATCAGCGCAACGTTGGTCAACACCAACGCTAGCTACTAGCCTATGGAGCGGGACACACAGACCATCGAGGTCGGTACGGCAGGACGCGGAGGTCACAGGTTCGTCATCAAAAGCTACGCGACAGCCCGCGAAGCGAATGCGATTCAGCAGGCATATTTCAAGGGGACGAAACTAGAGGTCGTCGGTGATCAGCCGAAAATCAGTGAGTTCAACCCGGGCGTTCAGTTCGACGTGCAACAAGAGATGATCCGACAACTGGTCGTCTCCATGGACGAAAGTCCCGAGGGCATCGTCGAACGATGCCTGGAGCTTCCAAACGACGAATTTGAACAGCTCGCATCCATTCTCGACGAGAACATTTCAAAAAAAAACAAGTAGAGCAGGCGATCAGTCACTACAGCATGGGGCGCATGGACGCCACGATGCAGGCCGTGGCGATCATGCAAGAGTTTGGGTGGACCTATCAGGAGTACCTGGACTCGCCCAAGTTCATCCTGACCCTCATCGTCGAGAAGATGCGGCGCGACAGAAAGGAGCAAGAGTTAGCAGCTAATAAAACCCACCGTGGCTAGTCAGGAAGCAAAGCTACAGATTGTTGTTGATGCCCAGAATCGCACTCAGGGTACTTTTAATACGCTCAAGGCCAACCTAGACGGTCTCAAGAAGAATCACGAAGGGCTTATCTCCGCAATGCGGGGGGTTTTATTAGCTGCTAACTCTTGCTCCTTTCTGTCGCGCCGCATCTTCTCGACGATGAGGGTCAGGATGAACTTGGGCGAGTCCAGGTACTCCTGATAGGTC